TCGTCGATGCCGATGGGATGATATTGGGCGGCAATATGCGGTACAAAGCAATCCGGCATCTCGGATACAAAGACATACCCGACGAGTGGGTAAAAAGAGCCGATGAGCTTACCGAGGAGCAGAAGAAACGGTTTATTATCGCTGACAACGCCCCATACGGCGACTGGGACTGGGATATTTTAGCCAACGAATGGGACGCTCCAAAACTTTCAGATTGGGGCATCGACTTCCCGGAAGATTGGATGCCGAAGCAAGAAGCGCAAGAAGATGACTACGAAGTGCCAGACGAAATCGAAACCGACATTGCGCTCGGCGATTTGTTCGAGATAGGCCCGCATCGCTTGTTATGTGGGGATAGCACGGATAGTGAGCAGATGGCAAAGCTGATGAACGGGGAGAAGGCGGACATGGTGTTTACTGACCCGCCGTATGGGGTAGAGATTGGCGCAAAAAACCGATTCTTAAATTCCTTCCAGAAGGCTGGAAGGAATTTAAAGGATATTAAAGACGATAACATTTCTCGTGACGAACTTTATAATAAACTCGTATCCGCGTTCACAAACCTAAAGAACTATTCAAATGACTGTTGTACATATTTTGTTACTGCTCCGCAAGGCGGAGAATTGGGAATGATGATGATGATGATGAGGGATGCCGGACTGCCTGTGCGGCACGTTTTAATGTGGTATAAAAACGCTCCTACGTTTTCGATGGGGAGACTTGATTATGAATATCAGCACGAACCAATATTGTTGACGTGGAACAAAACGCACAAGTTTTATGGGTTAGGCGAACACAAGACAAGCGTATGGAAGGTTGACAAGCCGAGATCGAACAAGGAACATCCAACCATGAAGCCGGTTAAATTGGTTGAAAACGCGCTGTTGAATAATTCTAAAGAACAAGACAATGTGGCAGACATTTATCTCGGTTCCGGCACAACAATGGTCGCGGCGCATCAATTAAACCGCAAGTGCTACGGAATGGAGATAGATTCGAAATACTGCAGCGTCATCATCGACCGGATGCGGAAGCTCGACCCGAACATCACGATAAAGCGAAACGGGGAACTTTATGAAAAAAAGACACCATGACGTTTTGCGGTGCATATAAAAGCAGGTGATTAGAATGGCAAGGCCAAGAAAAGAAATAGACTTCGAGCTTGCGGAAAAGCTCGCCCAAATACATTGCACGCAGGAAGAAATCGCGTCCGTGCTCGGAATGTCTGTTGACACACTCCAGCGAAGCAAAAGGTTTAACGAGCTATATAACAAAGCGCGACTTCTCGGCCGGGCAAGTCTTCGGAGGATGCAATGGAAACTTGCGGAATCCGGCGACAGAACGATTCTGATATGGCTCGGCAAGCAAATACTCGGGCAGCGCGATAATATGGACATCGAACACTCCGGATCGTTCCAAATTCGTATTGGATTTGAGGACGATGAAGAGTGACACTGTTATTGATATCCAATTCAAAAGCAAAGCGCAAGAGTTCAACGACGCATACATTCCGTATCTCAAGAATCAAAAACGCTACGAAATCTACTACGGTGGGGCCGGATCGGGCAAGAGCCACTTTGTCGCGCAAAAGATCATCTATCGAACACTCAAAGAACGCGGACACCGGTATCTCATCGTACGCAAGGTCGCGCGAACCAATCGGCACAGCACGTACGATCTTTTGCGAAGTGTTATAAGCGGATGGAAGCTGAACCCGCTATTCAAGATTGACAAGACGGAGCTTGACATCACGCTACAAGTGCGCGGCATCTCCGAGAATCAGATACTCTTCACCGGCCTTGATGACGTGGAAAAGCTCAAATCCATCACCGGCATAACGGACATCTGGATCGAAGAGGCGAGCGAGATAACGCCGGAAGATTTTATGCAGCTCGACCTTCGGCTCCGAACCCGATCTAACTATCCGAACCAAATCATCTTATCGTTTAACCCCGTGTCCGAGTATAGCTGGCTCAAGAAGCGGTTCTTCGATCAACACGTCGAGAACGCCTCGATCCTCAAGACCACGTACAAAGATAATCGATTCCTCGGAGACGACTACAAGCAAGTGATTGAAGGGCTCAAAGACCAAGACCCGACGTATTACCAAATCTACGCGCTGGGCGAATGGGGATCCCCAAAGGGTTTGATCTACACTAACTGGCGGCTCACAAACGAGATGCCGAAAGCCGGAACGGTTACATACGGGCTCGACTTCGGGTTCAACAACCCGACGGCGCTCGTGGAGATACGCGAGTACGACGGCGAGATATACCTGCGGGAACTAATCTATCAGACACACCTCACAAATTCGGAACTGATCGACAAGATAAAGCAACTCAACGTATTGGGCCGCATCTATTGCGACAGCGCCGAACCAAACCGTATCCAAGAGCTGAGGGCGGCGGGCTTAACCGCGATGCCGGCAAAGAAAGACGTGCTCAAAGGGATCGACTTTGCGAAGAGCCGAAAGCTCCGCGTCTACTCGGAGAGCTCGAACCTGATCAAAGAATTGCAATCGTACAAATGGCGGGAAGACAAAGACGGGCGCGTGCTCGACGAACCGGTAAAATTCCAGGATCACTTGATGGACGCGATGCGTTATGGCCTCTACACAGGCACAAAATCCGAATACACGGCGTGGTGATGAAATGGCAGAACAGCAGAAAATAGACACAACGCAATATATCAGCCTCCTGGATCGCTTCTGGGAGATTCTCGGCGTGATACTGAACGAAGATGACCTCGAGAACGAAGACAAAGAAAAGATGCTCACGCGTGACGAGACGATTAAAGCAGGGCTCATGTACACGACGAATATGATCTACTCATCGATCGGGAGATACACGCATCCGGATGAGCGGATAGACGAGACAATCAACCAAGCGATAGACTTCTCGAACACCTCTATCGGCAACGTGCTCCAGCGAATGATCTATGAGGCTCAAGGCTACGGTTATGCGGTCGGAGAGATCATCTACACGATCGATAACGGTATCGCAAAGGTGGCCGACATCACACGGCTCGCGCCGTATCAATGCGCGTTCAAGGTTCAAGATGACGAATCGCTCGCGATTGAATACACTACCATCAAATACGGGAAGATTATACTCCCTCCTGAAAAGTGTCTTATCCTGCGAAACGGAGGCGGCATCTACGGTGAGAGCGTCCTTCGCCCCGTATTCTCGAGCTGGCAGTTCAAAACCGCGCTCAAGAAGTGGTGGGCGGTGGCGATGGAGAAGTTCGCGATTCCAACAGTGGTGGCCGAGAGCGCGGATCCCAATGCGGCGAGAGCAATCTTCGCATCGTGGTTCTCGAAGGCCGGCGTATCGGTGCCGATCGGTGACAAGATATCCACGCTTCAACCAGGGAGCGATATGGCCCGGAGTTTTCAAGACTCGATCGAGTATCTGAACACGCTTATATTCCGAGGCTTGCAAGTGCCTCAACTGATATCATCGTCTTCGGATACCGGCGCGTACGCGATGAGCAAAACGCACATGCAGCTCTTTCAAGACACGATGCGTTCGCAGGCGACGAACTACGCGAACCAAATCCTTGACCAGCTGATAACACGGCTTGTTGAGTACAACTTCGGCGTGCAAGAGGATTATGGCGAGTTCGCGATCAACGTGCAACCGAGCGTTGATGACAAGACGGCGATGGCCGGATACATAACCGCGTTGATTAGCGGTGGCGTGGTGGATCCCACGGAACCGTGGATTCGCGACATGCTATCTATCCCGGAATACGAAGGGGCGGTGATACCGGATGCCGACGGCGATAATGACCAAGACGGCGCTCAGTTACGCGGAGAACCGAATAACACACTACCTGATGAGCCCGTGGAAACGGCTTCGGCAGGCGGTAACTGATAATCGATCCATAACCTACGACATCATCCCGGAATTCCAAAACGCAATTATGAGCGGCGTGATGACGGCGTTCCTGTACGGGCGTATCAGCGGGTTTGGCGATATTGTCAAGCAGGCGCGTGGCAAGTTCACACGCGCGCCTAACCGGCGATTTGCGACACCTGATTGGAGCCAGACAGTGGCCGTGCTCAAGATCATTTTGCAGAACGACGCCAAACTCATTAAGGGATTGCTCGGAATTATCGGCACCAAACTCATCAAGAACGAAGCGGCAGCGTTTGACGAATACTTTCGCCCGAGCGAGAAGGCGATGGCCTTTATGAGCCAGTACACGGTGCAGCTCGCAGGGATTGAAGCGCAAGACACGCTGAAATACGTATCAGGGCTTATCAAAGATACGGTAGAGCAAGGAATGAGCGAGTCGCAGGCAACGGCCTACATCAGCAACAAGATTACGGATTTTGCGCGAGCACGGGCGAAGGCGATCGCAATCACAGAAGCAACGCGCGCCTACAACGTCGGAACGCTCGAAGAGTGTCAGGGCAGCACGATACTTGAGGGATATCGTTTCAACGCGGTATTGGATATGCTTACCACGGATATATGCAGGGAACGGAACGACATATTCATACCGGCGCACGATACGGGCGCAATCGCATCCAATACGCCGCCGCTTCACGTGAACTGCCGTTCGAACCTCGAGCCGGTCACGAAGTACAGCAAGCGGAAGGATCAGTATAAGAACATCAACGATACGCATCTCACAACGGAAACGAAGCAGCGGCCGCAAGACATCGCGACGGTGCTGGACGTTCTGAATCAATACTGAACATTCACCAAGTGAATAATAGAGAGAGAGAAGAGCCGGATGGCTCTTTTTTTGTTGGGAGAGTGATACGAGTGTATATCGTGGTCTTTGTGTTAGGCGCAGGGTTCGGCTTGGCGCTCGGGTTCTATGCGGGGCTTATAGCCAGCAAAACCGCAAAAGACGAGAGGAGAGCAAAATGCCGCCGCAGTGCGTTGACTCGATGCTGAACCAGACGTATCCGAACATTGAAGTGATTGTATACGATGATTGTTCTACGGATGAATCGGGAGAAACACTCAACCGATACGCAGGCAGGATTAAGATGATCCGCTCAGATATAAACAACGGCCGCGTACTCGAAGGCACAAACCGAATGATTGAAGAGGCAAACGGGAAGTATATCTACCTCTACGACGCGGATGATTGGCTGGAACCGAACGCAATCGAAGAGTCGGTAAAGACGCTCGAATCGGATCCCTCCATCGACTATGTGTATTCGGGATGTTATGTCCATTATGAAGACGGGCGGCCCTCGGAAGTGTGGGGCGTTGAAGACTATGACCAGTTGCAAGCGGTACGAACAACCTTCGAGCGACACGGTTCAAGCGTGGTATCAAGCAAGGGTTTGATGAAGACACGGTTTGTGAAGCAACACCGATACATTCAACATCTCGGATGCGACGTGGATACAATCAACGTATTGCACTACTTGAAACACGGGCTCCATATCAAAGCATTGAACAAACCGCTGCGGCACTATCGAATACACAACGGGAGCCATACGCACGGGATTG